TGTCTTTCCATGCAGTGGGACGGTTAATTGGAGGGGCGTTAGGTGTAACACCAACGTTCGAATGCACGCCGGAGAATGCCGCATGTATGGAGCATTTTCTGCGCGACGTGGCCGCTGAAGAGATCAGCGATCACGGAACCCCCTTTGTGGGGAACTCTACCCTTGATAAGGACGCGAAGCGCGGTCAAGTTGGTAGAGTGATGTGGGAAAGCTGCGAGCTCGACGGTGTGTCGAGCAAGTTGCGTACGTTCGAGGAATTGCAGCGTGCCTACTGGGGCTCGTCCTCTATGCGGTGGCCTTATCGATACGGGCCGGACCTTGCGGCCGTCGAGGGTCCACCGCTGGAGGCGCGGTTTCAGAAGTATTACACGCCTCGTTCACATGTCGTGCATGACGGCGCCATGGCGTACGCGATTGAAAGGGTGTTGGAGTTGTATCCTCGCTGGCAGCCGCGGTTAAAACCAGTTGCACTGGAAACTGCCGCGTCTCTGCTTCGTGATGATACCAGCTCTGGCTATCCTCGGATGGCTGGTGGGTTCGAAAACCTGCATTATTGCTACTTGGAGGCTTACGACCTCCTAGAACGCGGGTTGCCCCTGAGTGAGGCGTCTAACTATCCCAACGTCGCAACGTTGCGGACTAGTGCTCAGGGTCCTTATCGTCGAGCCAAGCCACGGGCTCTCAGTATCACTTCAATGGTCATGCGTCTCCTGGAGAAAATGTTCCAGGAACCCGCACAGCGTATGCTTCGGCGTACGCTTCCTTTTGCCTGTTATGAAGGCCAGGAGCGGGTCAATTCTGAGATTACGACCATGTTTCGAGAGCTCCCAGACGAGTGGAAGGTCTCAGTCGACTACACTCAGTATGATTGCAATTGTCCTTTCGAGGTAATTGACGCCGCATTTCTTTGCCTCGAGGTCTGGTCCGATGTTAGCGCAGTTCCGCTGATACGTTTCTGCAAGGAGATGTTTAAGCGGTCGGGGCACTACTTGCCGTTTGGCGTGTACCGAGACGGTTCGGAACGCACGTGCGGGGTGCCCTCAGGTTCGGTCAACACCAACCTGATCGACGGTCTGGGCAATCTTATCTGCTTCCATTACGCGTGTTTTCGGCATGGTAAGGGTGCGTATGTGAAGTGGGCCACTGTGTGTGGCGACGATGCCGTCGTCATACTTCACAATGTGGTGGACTTCAAGTCCATAGCTCGGATAATGTTCGATGAGCTGGGAATGGTCATCAAGTTTACCCGTGACAAGAGCATGG